TCTTTGTCTCCTGCATCGTCCGCATTGTAGTCCGCTTTTCTTCGGGCTCTACGGTCGCGCAGTGCGATGAATAGTTTCAATAAAGAACCATCATCCATTTCACTCGCTTTTGCCATTACTACTCTCCTTTTTATCTGCTAACCAATTGTTAATGTCAGCCTCGTCCCAACGAAGAACCTTTTGCGAGACTCTTATAGGTTGTGGGAAACTAACTTCACGCCTACGTAGAGCCGGTAAAGCGCCCTTCGTAATTCCTAATTTTTCCGAAACTTCTTCCGGTCTAAGTAAGTTCATGTGTATTCAAGTCCTTCCGTATGTGTTCAAGAGAGTACAAGAATACACTAAACATTTTACGGTGTCAAGCTATATGTTCACCTCGATGCGCTTTTATTTCTTCGAGTAACGCACCTTGCATCTTCTGCTTGTTCTTAAGCCTTTTGTACATACGTTGCTCGACTTTTGTGCCTTCCAACATGATAATAAAGTTGTTCATTTTCTGCCCCGGTCTGTTGATACGACCATTAGCTTGCTCGAAGGTTTCGTTCGATGTTACGCATGAGTACCAAACGATAGTACTAGCCGCTGTTAGGGTAAGTCCGTGAGACATCGCTGCAGGTTGTGCCACAATAACTTTTAAGTCTTTACCCTTTTGGAACTCCCCAAATATACGGTCGCGCTCATTCTTACTAACTCCGCCGTAAATAGTTTCTACTGTGAAGTGCTTAGCTAGTTCCCTAGACACCATCTTGACTGACGATACATAAGGTACGAACACAATTACTTTACCTTCAGCCGCGCTGATAATATCTTTTGTTTCTTGGATGCGTGGGTTAGAAGGTATAGTCACCTCAGTACCGTCATCGGCGTAGACAACACCACACGCTATTTGTATTAACTTGCCTAACTTAACCGCTTCGTTAACTGCTGTGATGGCACCACTGTCTGCTTGAGTCCGCAAGCGGGTAAGCATTTCGTTGTAGGCCTTGTTCTGTTCCTTGGTTAAACTTACTTGTCGGGTCTCGTACATTAGAGGGGGTAGGTCTACACACTCGTCCCTAGTGAATCTAACTGACGGTTGCATAACCTCTTTGACCATGTCTAGCGCATCGGGTTTAGGTTGCCATATAAACTGAGTTATCTGACGCATCACTTGCATCTTGAACCTATTGAAGTAAGGCGGAACCTTTTCAGGTACCAACAACTTACACTGAGCCCATGCGTCAGTTGGAGCGTTAGGGGTCGGTGTGCCCGTCATACCCCAACAGGCACGCTTTGGTGTATGCATATTAACTATTGTGTTAATTACTTTCCACTTATCAGTACCCGCGTTTCTTGCACACTGAGCAATCTCGTCTACAACAACTAGACCGATGTCGGGCCTAGTACGAAGGTCTTCTTCGATTATAGCGACACCGTCATGGTTAATAATGTACACGTCCACATCTAGGGCGAGTAGCTTCTTGCGCTTTTCTCTTGTCCCATGCACAACTGAGAACGTCAGGTGTGGAAAGTGGTTAAACAACTCGTCTGCCCATGTTCGTTCCAACGTAGACAGCGGAGCTATGACTAATAATTTCTCTGCATCGCCTATACTACGTAGGTAGTCGTACGCCCATAAAGACGCTAACGATTTCCCCGTACCTAATTCACTTAAGTTGAACGCTCGCTTGTACATAGATAGAAAAGCTGCGGCTTCTAGCTGAGCCTTAAAGGGTTTAAACCTACCCGGCCAATCGTAGTGGTGCCTTATCGGCGCCGGTGCGTCAAATCCTAAGCTGCGTAGCACCTTGGTTTCGTCCATCTTGTGGGGTACTGCTACTAACGTTTCCCCTTTTACAGTTATCGTCTTAGCTGACGATATGACGCTTAATATCTTAGAGGTATCTTTAACCTTAAGTACTAGCGCCCTCTTTTTCTTCAATACTAACATTTTCCAACCCCTCGATTAACTTATACAAATAGTGCTGTGCCTTATGTAGGTCTACAATACCGTTCTTTTCTTTGTAGCGACACACATACTTAATGATGTTGCCCTCCAAGTAACCGAGTTTGTTTGCGACTATAAAGTCCCAAGGCTGTATATCAGTCTGGTAGTGAGTACCGCTGACTTGCCTATCATTTGCTTGCATTTACTTACTCCCTTTTTTATACATTTCAGGTTTGTCTTTTCTCCAACCTCTGTTTTTCTTCTGACTAACCACCCGTGTGTTTGAGTCGTTACCACTACCGCCCTTAGCTAAAGGTTTCTTATGGTCAACGTCTTTACCGTCTCCCTTTTTAACTGTACCTTTAGCTAGTGCGTGTCGTCGTGCTTTGTTCTGAGCCACGCGCTTAGCTTGCACGCTTGGTTTCTTGTTGTATGCCGCTTTGGTTTTAAGCGACTTAGCCGATGTCTTGGGCATTGATTACCTCCTTAACTTGTTCAACGTCGTCAACTACAATAGCAAGACCCTCTGCATTATTAATACCTTCTATCTCTCGGTCTTGGTTTGGAGTTGTGTTCTTTAACTTACCGGGTGCCTTAGTCTCAAAAGCCAAGAAGCGACCTTTGTAACACACTAAGATGTCGGGACATCCCGAACGTCCCATGCCGTTTGAAACGGGCATGTAGTACCACGCACCTATTGATACTAAATAATCTTTGACTTTCTTTTTAACTTTACCTTCAGGTGTCATACCCATAATCTATACTCCACAAAATTCACATAGCTTACTACCGACCGGGCACCAATTGCGACACAGTCCTGACGGTTTGGCTTGCCACTTATCGGTGTCAAATGCTATCTCTAGGCGCTTAGTCCTAGGCAAGAACTCTGCCCATATCTCTGTGATGTCCTCACGCGTGTAGGTCTCCTTATCGAACTTACCTACCTTAAGCCAAATGAAGCCGCACACTATCTTCTCCACCCAAGGGTAATATATGAACGCTAGTGCGGCGAACAGCTTCAGTTGGTCGGAGTCGGGTTTATGTTTGCCCGTTTTCCAATCTAATAAGTATGCTGTCTTGGAACCAACGACACCGATGTCAACGATACCTCTACACCATACGTCATTCGCCATCCACTTGGTAGGCTTGAAGTTGTTGTTGATAGCCATACGTTGCTCAACGATACGCTTGCCTTCGTACGTGAATATCTTGTCCACGTATTTAGCGTACTTTTGTAAGTCCGCCGGTAGTCTTGCTTTCTTGTTGGCGTAGTCCTCGAGGTGCTTGTGTACTTTGTTACCCCAAAGCGATGCTTCGTGTTGTTTCTCGTGAGCCTCTTTAGTTACTCGTGTCAGTTGGTACCTACGTGGGCACGTCTCGAACGCTGTTAGCGCTGAGTAACTCCACGGTTTAGTTAAAGTCGATTTCATCAATTACCTCACCCTTTTCCTTGTGCTGTTTAATGCACTTGTTAAGCATTTGTTCATAAGCCGCGTCGTAGTTAGCCCCGTTACGAGCAACTCGGTCTGCGTAGTCTTCTGCTATATCTTTACAATCTTCTATGTAGTCCATGTGCCCTCAATATGTAGTTTAGTTATGTACCCTATGGTCTAAAAAAGTGTACCCTAACACTCACCCGCATGGGGGGTAAATCTCGTTTATTTTGCAGCGCCATACGTGTCAGCTATGTCTCCTTCGCTCCACGTAAGTAGTTCCGGCCACCATGTTGGAGGCGTTCTCATTATGCGTTGTACTGAATCGAGTGTATCTTGTGCTTCAGCTTCGGGTACAACGTAAACTAGTTCGTCGTGCACCATCAAGGCGGGTATTAGTCCTAACTCGGACTGCACATCCAAGGCGTTATCAGCGATTACATTCCTAGCGAGGTGTTGAACAATGTTCTCAACAATCTTACCGGCATAAATCCTAGCCTTGTTACGTCCCTCTCCGTAGACAAACTCACTTCGCCCCGTTTCATCGTTGACTTCGGTGCGCAGATTAGGGTAACGAATTACACCTTTCGGAGTTTGAAGTCCTTCCGGCGTTGGATACACCATACCCCAAGGGTCTACTGCACCCCCTTGCGCCCCTCTCATAATAGTAGGTAGCACGTTGTGACATCTTCGCCACGCTTGGGTTATATCTGGGTAAGCCCTTCGCCACGTATCTACAATGTCTTTAGACTCTAGTAGGTCGATGTTTACTCCACCCATAAGCTTCGCTACCTTTTGGAACGTAATGTGTCCGGCTCCAAAACCTAGCCCGAGGTGGGCGACTTTACCTACTTGTCTCTGTTGTTTCGTCACAGCGCCCTCGTCTACACTATATAAGGTAGCGGCGAACTCTTTGTAGAGGTCAGCGTTCTCAGGGTCAGCTTGGAACAACTCCATGCTTGAAGGTACCTTCCACAAGAAGTGGTTAACCCTCAACTCAATACCCGATAGGTCAGCAACAACTACCTTGTACCCTGGCGGTGCTATAAGAGAGTTTCGTAAAGCATCGGATAACTTAGGGTCATAGGGGTTAATGCGTGGGAGGTTTTGTGGATTGTATCCCCACCCCGACCATCTACCCGTTGTATCTGCCCCATAGTATTTCAAAGGGATAGGTACTTTGTTCTGTGGGTGTGCCCCGGCGGCGACTAGGAACGCTTGAATTCGTGTACGTAGTATTGTACTCTTGGCGTCTAGTCTTGCGTTAGCGGCCACAGCTACCAAAGGGTTAGGGTGTTCTTGTAAAGCTATGAAGTCTTCGTCGGTCTTAGCTAGTGCCGGTATCTCTTTACCCGTTCGCTCCGATGTTTTCATAGGGACTTCTATTCCTAATGTCTCTAGGAACTTACCGAACTTCGGTGCCGATGAAAGTAGTTTTAGTACCGCTTCGACCGCTTCGTCGTCGTCCATGCCTAATTCAAACACGTCCATCTGTTTGGAGGCTTCTAGTAGTGCCATACGCTTTCTCTCAACTTCTTCCACTAACGTGTTGTTCAGTAGGTCCACATCACAGTCGAACGTTGGCTCAACGAGTGCTCTAATTGTCATGTCTATAAGCTTCACCTCGTCGCGCTTGGTCTGGGGTATTAGTCGTAACAGCAGTCCGTAGCACTGGTCCACGTCTTCCTTGTTGTACCTACGCATACCTACAATCTCTTGCTCAGTAAAGTCACATAAGTGTCTGCCTTTCGTTTGTAGCAGGGCGGAGTTGTCTTTGTACCCAAGCCTATAATGAGTTACTAGTTTAGCTAACGATAGTCCTACGTCTTTCGCATGGATAGGTCGTGCCATTGCTAGCGTACAACCCCATAGTTTTGGTTTGATGTTCAGCCTCCACGCTAAAATCATAGAGTCGAACCCGGATAGGTTATGCCCTACTACCCAACAGTCAGACCAATCTACTTTATTGCAGTAGTCCTTAACATTCTGTTCACCGAATACAACTTCAGTGTCCCCGTCGTCGAACTTAAACGCACAACTGATTATCTCTGTGTCGGGGTGCATACAATATGCGATAGGGGACATCTTGGTTAAGGAATGACCTACGTCCCAAAACGTCTCTAGGTCTAGTGTACATACTCTCATTTAGTCTCCTAATATTCTTTTAGGCCGTAGTGTGCTCGGTCATGTTCATTCTGTCTTCGTTTAGGTTACCCATTGCTAGGTTCCTCTGGTTTAACACGGTACTCTTGGTCTTCAAACCAACCGGGTGCTGTAGGGGGTACTATATCTTCCCAATGTCTAACACTAGTATCACAACATAGCACTACCATCTTCTGTATCGGGTAGCCTTCTGCCCATTTGTGTATTAGTTCTGCATGTTTATGTTGTCTCATCTTATTTCTCCTTATTAATCTGGTTAAAACTTGAACACACCTTGTCGTGCAGTCGCATCTTTTCCAATAGTGCTTCAATCCTGCCTTTCTTCTGCCAGAAATTTAGAGGAGGTTCTTCTTTTAACTTAGCTACCTCTAATGTCAACCTAGTAACTGTGTCATCTAAGCGTTCTACGTGTTTTATTAATTGCTTCCAAGGTTGTTCATCAATAGCTCGTTGCCATTTGTCTTCTGCTTTAGGTTTGATACGGTAATCAGCATTAGTATCATCAAAGTCTGAAAAAG